CCCTTACTTACGTATACGGCTTTAACCGCGCACGCGAAGATGATAGTTTCCAAGGGGAAGGTGAAACCGTTCCCCATGGTACTGACCATCGACAAGCGTTCCTCATGTTTGTCCGGAAACCGGACATTTTCAGAACGGAAGATCCTTAACCACTTTGTAAAGGTGGCTGGGAACGCCCATTCACACATAGAGAACGCTATACTGTCACTCGCCGAGCTCAAATCCAGGGTACCGTAGCACCCGTTCATTGAACCTAGACGAGTAAGCCGACGATTGACGTCTGGCTGCCTATCGAGTTTAATCCCGATATGCTGGCCTAGCCGATCTTCTAGCCATTCACCGAGTGCCTTCTGCATAAGCATGTTAAGCAGGGGCTCGGTGCAACAGGTTCGCGAGATCTCCGAACTTTTCTTCACTGTGAACAGCGAGTTACCGCTGACCATCACGGGCTTGAATGTCTTTCCCCAATGCGCTAGCGCATTGGTCTAAGACTCCGATCCCGCGACAGCGGCCCTAAATAGGGCTAAGACGTAAGGATTGGTGTAGCTATGGTTAGAGTCGAACATCTTTGTGTAGAAGTTCGTACTGTTCGCCAGTCGCGATGCACCAGGTCCCACGTTAAAGTGATCTCGGATGTAATCAAGATCAAAGTTAACGCCGTCGATCTCGAAATCAACGACTTTTCTGCACTCATCCCGAAAGATGTGAAGCAGATAGGTCATCGACTCACTATCCCTTTCATTAGGGAGATCAAACTTTAGAGAGGAGTTGAGAAGCCTGAATTTCTCCAGGCAAGCAGCAACCGCTTCTTCGGATTGACCATCGGGCGCCAGCTTCTTGCTGTACGCACCGATTTGTAAAGCCGCCGCGACTTGTTTGCTAGACCACCGTTCAGCTTTCGCTTGCGCGACAGAGAAGGTGGCTTCGCAGTACGTCTTTGGTAGCCAACGAGATACATCTTGTATCAGAAGGTTTTTCACCATTGCGTAATCACGCATCCGGTACTCCGATAAGTGAAGGTCTAACACTGTAACTTCATCGATAAGCTGGGAAGCTTTTACGATAAAGAGATCAAATCAACCCCGAATTACTTCGGGGGCTTGGGTCCCTTTATCAAATCGATGATCTGCCCGGCCAAAGCCAACCAGGTGAGCAACTTCGTAGACCATTTCTGGATCTTGGAAGAACTCACCTTGGAAGACTTTGAAGCATCCGGC